AAAGGATCTGGTCATGATGATGCTATGAAGTTAACTACTTCAGGTGTTTTAACTTTAAAATCTACTTTCAATGCTAACGGAACTATTAATGCAAATGCAATTTCTGCTTCAAGCATTAGTACTACTGGAGGAGCAAGTTTTAGAGGATTAACAATTGGTAAATACGGTTCGAATTTAGCAGGAGTTACAGATCCATTTGTAATTACATTTTCAGACGGAGGTGGAGGTACTGAAAGATCTGTTATTTTATATGGTAATTTATCTGATACATTAAATTTAATGATGTATGATGGTAACTTACAAAGAGGTGCACATAATGTTGGACATTTAGAAGGAAGTTATAATAATATTGGAAAAAATTCTTCAAAATCAAATCCTATTTATACAATAGGTAGTGATTATAACCCTGCTTCAAGTTCGTTAGATGGTAACATGCTTGGAATGTTTGGAATAGGATTTTCTAAGGGATCTGATGCATCATTTTTAAATAATCAAGGATTTACTTCTGGATGGGGATTATATGTTGCCGCAGAAGGAGATGCTAGAATATTTCTTGATGCAACAACTGGTACTATTAATGGTACGAGTCTTAATGTTGATAATATTAATGTAGATTATGTACATGCTTTAAGTGGTACATCAACATTTCAAACTACAGCAGATAACCATGTAGTGAAAATTATAAAACCAATTACTGCTGCTGGTTCTCATGCTGCATTAATGATTGCAACAGATGGAGATGTTAACGATATTGGATTAGAAATTAGAGGTAATGTTGATGCAGGTACAGTACAGACAGTAAATTCCGGAGTTTCTCCAGATGCAAAGATTAGACTTTATGGATCTGGAGATGCTGCAATTGGAAGGAGGTTATACTTTGGTACTACTAATTCAAGTGCAAATAGTTACCTTAATCCTATATCAGATGGAGCAGTAAGACATCAAACACCAAATGGATATATTGAAATAGGTCCTAAAAATACAAGTTGGGGTCACATCCATACAGATAGATCCAGATTTTACTTTAATAAAGGTGCTTATTTCTCAGGTACACTTACAGCTCAAAGGATTCCACAATTAAATGGTAACAATTATATTTATGGTGGACAAGAAAAACCTAATAATTCAATATTTGGTGCTGGTAAACTTAGATACCAAATGTTACAAGATAATAATATCGGATCAGCTGCACCCACATGGAATGATGTATTATGGATAAGTTCATATACAGGTGGTAATGTAAAAGGATCCAATGCATTAGTTATGGGTAAAACTGATGAATTTATAGGATTTCAAAGACAGAATTATGACTCGGCTACATGGGGTACTTTGAGAACAATTTATCACTCTGGAAATTTAAATACTTCAGGAATTAATGATTCCGGTGAATCTACAAAACATTCAACCAACTCTGTTACTTCTGATGATATTGATGCAGGTGCAGTTGGCACAGATGAATTAGCAACAAATGCAGTTACTACATCTAAAATAGCAAATAGTTCTGTAGATTATCTAAGAATAGATGATACTGTTATGGGTAGAAGAATGGCAGGATCAAATGCAAATAATGCTATTACTTCTGCAATTTATATGTATACTACTGAAGGTACATATAGCAATTTACCTAATACTATATTAGAATCAGGATGTGTTGGATTAATGACAGTAGCAAGATCAGGAAATTATATTGTTCAACAATTAACAGCAGCTGCACGATTATCAGCTGCTGATGGAAGTAGCTCTAGTGTAAATGGTACTTGGTTGAGATATAGTAATGATACAGGAAGTAATTGGAGTTCTTGGGTACCCATTTCCTAATAAAAAATTAATTAATTAAAAACTTAGATATGGAAAAGAAAATATTTGAAGGAGAAAATGCATTTGAAGACTTTGTGCAATCAATGAAAGATGACGGTCTTTGTGGTGTAGGTGAATCATTAGCAAAACATGCTAAAAAAGAGGATGGAACTACTGTTTTTGACTCTAAAAATTTTATTACTAAATTTGTAAATGAGATGCATCCTACTCATACATTTTGGTTAACTAAGATGGGTTATGTACAAGCAGAAGAAGTTGCAGATTGGGATTCATATGATGGAACTGTTTGGGAAGCAATGATAGTAGACCATGGTGCATCTATAAAATGGATAGTAGAAAAGCACCTAAATAAAGAGATTGATTATAGAGATCTTAGAAAAGAATTTCCAGATTTAAACTTAAAGTCATGGGAAGAAAAAAATGATTTAAAATGAAAATATTAAATTCCATATTACAGTTTTTTAAAAAGAATCCACGTATTATTGAATATGTTATAATATTTGTTATAATTTGGTTTGCATTTGTAATGCCGGCCAAAAACAGATTAAAAGAGGAAATCGCTTCAAGAGAAAAATTCGAGCAATCGATGATGGGAAATATTTCTGCTCTAAAAGATTCTGTAAAAGTACAAATAGATAAGAACGGCAATATGTATTCTGAAAAACTAGGATATGCAGTTGAAAACATCGAAGAACTTAAGCAATTTGATAAGCAGTTATATGAAGAATTAGTTGCATCAGATAAAGACTTAAAAGCATTTATAAATTCTGAGATTGAAACTGTTTTAACTAAAGTTGGAGAAACCAAAGGTTCAATAGAACAAGATTCAGATTCTGCATTTACTCTTAAAGATTCATATTTTTATTCTGATTCAGGTTTAGTACATAACATGAAATGGGAAACTCCAATATCTTTAAAGTATTTAGAAACTGGAATTTTTTTAGATAAAGGAGAAACAACTATATTAGATAATACATTTAATATAAAATTAAGTTTCGAAACAATTCAAACTGATGATGGTAGATCTAAAGTAGTTGCACGTTCACCTTCTGAGTTTGTGCAATTTAATGCTTTAAATTCTGTTTATATTGATAAGAATTTAAATACACCTACAGAAACTAAGTCAAGATTAGGAGTTGGTCCTACTTTAGGCATTGCATATTCAAACGGCAAAGTTAATCCTTATATAGGAGTTGGATTAAACTGGAATGTTTGGACAATAAAAAGATTTAAATAAATAACTTATGAACGGAACTTCAAGGTACTTTCAGGTAAATCCTAACATATTAATTGAGTACATTTATACTGACAGATTAGATCCAGCACAATTTAACACTGGAGATACTGGGGTTTATATAATGAAAGATACAGGTCTAGGAAGAAATTATTTCTTTTTTGACGATGCTGAAGAACAAACTTTCAAAAATGTTAGAGATCTTTCATCTGTTTTATTAGATGAAACACAAAGTAGATATGGATATTTAAATATTGATAAACCTACTGCTTTAAATGATGAGTTAGACAGATTAACTGATTCAGATAGTTTGGCTGTTGACTTTGCTACTGATTATGATATCCCTTATGATAAATTTAGAATTCACTTTGCTTCAGGATATGATTTTGAAGGAAATGATGGATTTATAGTTGAGGCACAAGTTATAAACAGATTAGGAAGAAGACATAATTTATCTTCTATTACATATCTTGCTTCAGATTCATATGCAATTATTAATCCAAGACCATTTTTAATAGGCGGTGCGGAATACTCTTCTTATGTAGAAGTTTCATTACCTGCTATTTACGGTTTAATTGCAGAGGCACAAGATGATGCTGAGGACACTGATAAACTTAATTCAAGGTTAACTAACGGCTATGGTATTGATACATCAGAGGATTTAAAATTCAAAGTAAGTACAATTAGATCTTCTGAAACAATAAATGCTCAAAGATATTTTAATATTTTAGATAAAGTAGAATTCAGCATTCCAGTTGGAGATGAGTTTGAAGGTATTACAGCAAATATTGAACAAGCAGAAGAAGGTGATTATTTTTTATTATCAGCAAAATTTAATGGAGGTTCAATTCAAGACTATATAACGCTACTCAACACACAACCAAATTCTAATTGGGTGATAATCAATAACTTATATCAAGTTGAACAGATCGGTCAGACATTGATTGAAACAAACAATGAGACTTGGATTCAAAACTCTGATTTTGAAGAAGCAAGATTTTGGAGACCTGTTATTAGAAATGAAAGAGCTTTAAGCTATACAATTGATTATACTGTTAGATTATTTAATAGATCTACAAATGAGCAAATAATTAAAAGAGCAGTAGAAACTTTTGATGATGTTACAAAATATGGCAAGTCATTAAAGAGAATTGATTTAGGAGCAACTCCAGTTATCGATGAAATTTATAACTTAGTACAAGGTAACGAAATTAAGATGCAAGGATTTTTAGGAAAATCTGAAGGTTCAGTTCAATATGTACCTAATTTCTTTGATAGTGCTAATATTTTAATACAAGATATCAATGAAGTAAATACTCAAAATGGACAAACTCAAACATCTTTACAAAATGTACCAGAGAAAAGATATAAACAAGGTGAATTAAAAATTGCTATTTCGCCTTTTGATAACTACTTAAAATTTGTATTATTAACTTCAAAAGATAACCAAATTAATTTTTTCAATTTAACACAGGTTGGAGAATTAAGAATTGCATTTACAGATAATAATAATTCTCAAGTTAGTTATAAAAATTTAGTAACTGAATCTGTTAATCCTGATTCAGGTGAAGTATTATTTTATGTACCAAAAGCTGCAGCTGCTGAAATTCAAAGTTATGTAAATAGAGAATTCTATATCATAATAAGAACTGATAATGGTGGAGATAATTTAGTATATTCTGGAACATTTGTAACAGAATCAGAAAGAACCAAAGAAAACTCTGTTAATTACATTCAAAATTTACAAAATACAGTTCTTAATAAGAATGAAAATATCGAAAACTTACAAGAAACTATATCTCGAAAGGATAGAGAAATTGAAAGACTAACAGCTTTGGTTTCAACAAAAGAAGAACAGATTCAATTCTTGAAAAATCCTAATTCTACTATTCAAAGAACTAGCCCTGCAAAGGCTAATCTTCAAAAAATTGAAAATTCTCAATCTGATGTTAGAGTTGTAACATCACAAACAAATGAGAAAAGAAAAGTCGATATTAGAAAGAAAGGTAATTTATTAAAGAACGTTAAACTTAATCCTAACAAATAATGCTATTAGATGCAAGAAATGATTTATTCGAATTTCAATTCCCAAAAACTTTTTTCCCTCAAGAAATTAGAGATAAATGGGTTAAATATGTAAGAAGAGCACCTTCACCTATTCAAGAGGTTCCTGAGTTTTTAAATTTTACGATTCAAGGAGTTAATACATCATCTCTTTCATATGATCCAGCAGAACAATCCCATACACAAAGAAAAAGACAGGAAAGAAAATGGAGATCATCTGCTCCAATAGGACAAACATCTTCAAAAGAATTATCAGTTACTTTTCAGTTAATTGATGGATACGCTAATTATTTCTTGTTAATGGAATTATTCGACTATTGGTATGATTTTTACAATACAGAGAACTACTGTCCTACAATGACTTTATTTACCGTTGATGGTGATGGAAATAGATTAATGCAATTTGTAATGAAAGATGTCTTATTTACAAATATGCAAGAACTTCAATTGAACTATTCGGATAATGTACAGCAATTCAATTCTTTTGATGCTACTTTCGTTTTTAACTCATATGAGATTAAATTCCCATTTGATTAAGGTTGATAAATACATTATAAATTAAAACAAAGTTATGTTTACTAATTTCGAAGAATTCATAAATGAATCAAAAATTAAAATAACTAATTATGTACAGTACTTTTAAAGATTTTTTAAATGAGCAAAGAGATTACACATATACAGCAGCTAATCCTGCTATTAAAGCAACTCTAGATTATTTCGGAGTAAATAAAGTTAGTGAAATATCAAGTGCTAAAAACTGGGCAAAAATAAGAAAACAGTCTAAAGGTGAAACTGGAAGATATGTTGGATTTAAAATACAAGCTGACGGAAGTATTGAAGTAATTGGAGAAAAAGGTTGGGCATTAATCGGAATAGATGGTAAGCCATATTTAAACTCTGCCGGACCTTTATTTAAATAAATTATAAGAAATGACTTTTACAAAATTTGAAGATATAGTTAATAATACTGAAATGGATTCATTAAATGAAGCTCTTAATTATGAACTTACAGAAGAAGATAATTTAATGTTTGAAAAATTCGAAGCATTATATGAGTCTAATGAGATCTCAGATCAGGATGTTAAAGATTGGCTAGAGAATCCAAAAAATGAAGGTATTTTAGGATCTATTTTTGGCGGATTAACTGGATTTGCATTAGGAAAAAAGATAGGAAAAATAATTGCCAAAGTAATGGGGATTGAAAAGGGTATTTTATATGACCTTTTAACATCAAGAATCTTCGGCGCAGCCATGGGGTCGACAATTGGAAAACAATTTTAATAAAATTATGAAGAAATACTTAAATATATCATTTGAAGAATTTATTACTGAAAAATTACAATATTTAAATCTATCTGATAAAAAGACAGATGATACTATTGCACAATTCGATACTTCAGATGCAGAAGATTCTAAGAAATTAAATCAAGTAAGATCAACTTTATTAAAGAAAGAAATTTTTCTACTTCTTAAAACCACATTAGAGACAGCAAACAGTAACAGACCTGAATTAATAGCTGAACAAATTATCAGTTTATTTTCTTCAAGTATAAAGGTTGCAGATGCTGAGACATTAAAGGAATTGGAAAGAATTTTAATTAATGGTGATAATATTTATAAATTTAATTTATCAAATGGTATTAATAATTCAATAGATGATATTGCAAAACATTATAAAAAGTTTTTCAACGCTGATTTTTTTGAAAAGTTATTTAAGAAACAATTAGGGGTTAGACCTATCACTGGACCTGGAGAAGGATTACTTTCAATTTTTACAGACTTAAAATTTGCAAATCATGGAGATTTACAAAGTGTAGCAAATGAAAGCATAGAAGTTAAATCTAAAAATGGTAGAGTATTACCAGTTGCAAAATATCTCTTTATTGAAACTATCACTAAAAATATAGTTGAATTATCTGACCAATATGTAACAGTAGATCAAACAAAATATACTAATTTTTACAGAAAATCTAAAGGTGGATTCACTGGAAAGTTTGTTAAAGATGTAGTTGATTACTCAAATGAGTTAATTGCTACATTAGATTCTAATGCAAAAAAGGATTATCTTAAAAAATTAGCATATATTTTAAGAGGACATAGATCTGAAGGAATTCCAATGAATCCTCAAATATCATCTGATGAAGAAAAGATTATCACAACTATAATTGAGAAGCAAGATTATTCAGCATTTATAGATTTCAAAGCATTAGTTGATTTCAATGGTTACTGTTTAGATGATGGATTTAAATATCTTTTATTAGCAATGTACCCTAAAATTTCTAAGAATCAAATTGATACTAAAAATTCATTCTTAGTAATTGATTTCAAAAATACTTCATTTAATGATTTATTTAAAATATTCAGAAAATATGTACACGTTAGCGGTGCAGCTGAATGGGACACTAATGCTACCGGAATAACTGCTACTTCAAATAAGGCTAAACAATATCGAGTTTAAGAAACCAATTTACAACATTTATAAGAAAATAAAATATGATTAAAAATTTTATAGGAGTCGATTTTTCAAAGAACTCCACAGGTATTACTTTAATTAAACCTGACAAAATACACTTTTTTTCAATAGCACGAGATTATGAAGGTAATTCCCACAAAAAAGCTTTCCAATATCATAATATACTTTCGGAAGAAATTTCTGACTGTTCTGTATTTGATTATTCTCTTTTAGTTACTAATGATAAGAAACAGCCTTATTATGTCAATGAATGGAATAAGTTAAAGAATGGTAGATCTATTAAGAATATCGTATTTGAAGCTTTAGAACCATTTATGTCTGATGAAGAGTGGGAAGAAACCGTTGTTGCATTTGAAGGATACGCTTATGGAGCAAAAGGGAATGTACTTATTGATTTAGTTACTATGACTTCTATATTGAAACATTTCTTTGAAATGAGAACTAAGAAAGAAGTTTATGTCTTTGCACCAACAGCAATTAAATCATCTGCTACAGGTAGTGGTAGATCTAAGAAAGATATTATGTTTGAGTTCTTCTTGAAAGAAAAAATAACTTCTGGTTCTGAGTTTCAAGAGTTTTGTAGAAATCAAATAGAATTAGTTAAAAAGAAAAATTCTATAGACGTGCCTAAACCTTTTGACGATATTATAGATTCTTATTTTGTAGTTAAACATTTAATAGAATACCTATCTAGCTTAGAATAGATTTCATCTCTGGAAAATTGAAGACAATTATTTTATGGCCTCTAGCCAAAAAAGTTTAATAATCTAATAAAAAACTTTCTAACTATTTCTGAATATAAATAAAAACATTGATACAATAGTCTAAGCAAATAAAAATTTTTAGAAAAAAAGTAGAAAAAAATGAAACTTTTTACTAATATGTTTAAACTTATGCTTTATTCTCAATATAATTGTTCAATTAAATAACCTAAATAAAAATAATAATTAAGCCTATGAGTCAATCAGACAATTTTGACATTTTTGATCTTGATGTTCAAGACATGAACTTTCAAGAAAAAGAAGAAAAGAAAAAAATATTATATTCTCCAAAGTACGCTGACGGGAAAGATAATATCTACAAAGCAATCGTAAGATTTATTCCAAATCCTACCGATCCGAAAAATAAATCAATGCTACATAAATACGTGTATTGGTTAAATGAGCAATCAGTAAATGTAAGAGGTTACTTTGATTCTCCACAAACAATTGGAGAAAAATGTCCTTTAGCAAGTACTTATTGGAAACTTGCAAAATCTGAATCTGCAGTAGATCAGCAAAATGCAAAAAAATTGAACAGAAAAGAGCAATTTCACTCTTTAGTTCATATTATCAAAGATCCTAATAACCCAGATCTTGAAGGACAAACCTTGATTTTCAGATATAATAAGACTATCAAAGCTCTTATTGATGAGCAAGCGAAACCTGACGAGATGACTGATGAAGATCCAATTAATGTTTTTGATTTATTCAAAGGTAAAGACTTCTACATTCAAATCTCTAAAAAAGGTGAATTTCCTGATTATTCAGGTTGTAAATTCTCTCCAAAAGTTTCAGCAATCACTGTTGATGGCGAGCAAGTTGAAAGAACTAAGGAAGGAATGGAGTTAATTAAACAAAAAGTTTTATCAGCAGCTCCGGACTTAGCTGAATATGATTACAAACCTTTAACTCAAGAGCAAGAAAGTCAAGTATTTACATTTATTTCTTCAATAACTGAAGATACTTCACATTTAGGATCTATCATGGGTGGAGAAGCAACAACTTCTACTCCAGCGAAAAAATCAAAACCTTCTGTTGAAGATACTGTTTCTGATATTGAAAGCAAATCTGACGCTTCTGAAGAAGATGACGACTTTGATTTAACAGAATCTGTTAGCTCTCCTGAGAGCAAAGAAGAAACTTCTGATGCATCGTCTGACGATGATCTTGAATCTTTCTTGAATGATATTTAATATCATTTAATTTCTGAACTTAATAAAAGGGCCTACTTAGTTAGGCCCTTTTTTTTGATAAAAACAAAGCCTAATGATTGAGAAAGATAACATACCTGAAATAAAAGATACACTTCATGAGATTTTGGTTGAACACCATGACTCTTATGAGAAACAAAGTATAAAACAAGGAAGAGACTTTTTAAGATTTGCATGTCCTAGATGTGGAGATTCTGACAAAAAGCTTTCTAAGAAAAGAGGAAACTTCTTTTTTAGTTCAGGCTACTTTCATTGTTACAATTGTGATTGGCACACTACAATTCTTAACTTTTTTGATTTCTATAACAGAGAAATTGACGATGTTAATATAAGAATTAATATCAGGAAAACTGTTAATGATTATATTGAGCAGGGGCTTACAAAAAATATTGATACTATTTCTCAAAAGAAAATAGATGAATTAAAAAAGTATGCAATCCCTAAACAAAAAATCATTGATAAATTAGGATTATCTCCAGTATATCCTACTCATCCTTATGTTGCAAAGAAAAAACTTCATCATAGATTAAATCATTTAGCATTTAAAAGAGGTAATTTATATTTCTTCAATATGTTAGATGATGAAAACGTACTTGGATTTCAAACAAGAACTTTCAATCCGAAGTACGAATCTACAATGAAATATATAAAATACCCGCTAGGAAAAATATATGACAAATTTTTTCCTGAGGATAAACCCAAAGGATATGAGTTTGATAGTATAGATAAAATCAGTTTACTATATAATCTTCTTACAGTACAATTTGAGAGGAGAGTTACAGTTTTTGAAGGAGCATCAGATTCATGGTTATACCCAAATTCAATTGGAAAAAGTTCAGTTGGATTAAATGATGAATTCTTAGATGAGCATCCGAACGTGAGATACTTTTTTGATAATGATAAAGCAGGTTATACAAAAATGGCTGAAAAAATCAAATTAGGAAAAAAGGTTTTCATGTGGAGAAAGTTCATCTCTGATTTTGAACTATGGGATTATGACTTAAAAGATTGGGCTGATATTATAGTTCTAAGCAGTCAAATTAAGAAACCTCTATTTAGAGAGGCTGAAAAATATTTTACAAGCGAAGCTTTAGACTTGATATATGTATAAAAATAATATAGACATATTTTTGGAAGAAAATGAAAATTTCGAGAGGGATCTTGAATTATCTCAGAAGAGATACAAATTGATTAACGAATGGGACTCAGATCTACCTGATCTTGATTCTTTAGGTAGCATTGACATCGATCTAAATAAAAAACCTAAAGCCACTCAAAATCGATCTGTTAGGATGAGAGAGATAGGTCCACAAACGTCAAGAAAGCAAACAAAAGATCTTTTTTAAATGGATAAGAAAAAAGTAGATTATTCGGAGTTAAACAAAGCACTAGAGAAGAAATTCTTAGAAAGCAGAAGAGAATGGAAAGATAAAGTCATTGCCGTAGTTAAACAATTACAGCAAATTGACTTAGATGCAACTAAGCATACTCAAATCCATATGGACATGTTGATATTAAGAGAGGATTTAGTATTTGAAATTGCTTCTTATAAGAACAAAGTATCTTATCTTAATTCATCTTTAAAAAGGGAAAAGAAAACCAAGTATCATAATTACGCTACTAATTTTGATTTAAAACTTGCAACTTATTATGACAAAGACATTTATATCTCAGGAGATTTAAATGAACATATAAGACAGATAGAAATATTCGATAATTATGTATATTTCTTAAAAGAGCAGATTATGACATGTGATAAAATGGGATTCTCCATTAAGCATATTGTAGATTCTAACAGGATGTAAATAGCCTAATATAAAAAACAAACCTTATGAGTGAAAATAAAGGTTTTACACGAGCACAAACTACTACAAATAGTTGATGCTACACAAATTGAAATAGACCAACTCAATATCTCATTAGAGAAACAAATTGAAGGTTGGGCATTTAAGAAGAAATTCTATTCAGGATGGGATGGTAAAGTGAAATTTATCAAAGGGAACCTTATACCCTTTGGTTTATGGAAAGAAGTTTACGATATTTGTCAAAGATTCAAATTCGAACTTGAAATTGAAAACCTATCCTCTTATTTTTCAGGAATCTCATTAGAAGATTTCCAGTCATGGGTAACTGAGCAATTCGAAGGAAATGCATTACAACCTAGAGATTATCAAGTTGAAACTGCTTGGAAAATAATAAAATACAAATCTTGCCTAGGTGAATTAGCTACTTCTGCAGGAAAGACCTTAATTACATTTATGGTTTTTTCATATCTCATCAAAGTATTAAAATTTGAAAAGATCTTAATGATAGTTCCCAATGTCACTCTTGTGGAACAAGCAGATGGAGATTTTTATGAATACAATGACCCAAAGATAATTGATTATGAAATTCAATTAATTTACTCAGGTAAGAAAATTAAAAAGAGTTCAAATATAGTTGTTGGTACTTATCAATCATTAGTTAAAAAACCTAAAGAATTTTTCGCACAATTTGATGCTGTCTGTATTGATGAGTGCTTGCACCCAGATACATTAATTACAATGTCAGATGGTTCGGAAAAGAAAATATCTGAAATTAATTCAGGAGATTTAGTATATACTACTAATGATAGAACACTCAAACAAGAAATTAAAGAAGTTGATTTCGTATATACTAATTTATCAAAAGGTAATCAAATGTATGAAATAGAAATGGAAAACGGATCTACAATAAAAATTACCGGAAATCATAAAGTAAAATTAATTTCAGGTGAATATAAAAGAGCAGATCAATTGACTGAAGATGATGAAATTTTAAGTTTAGAAGATTATTTTATGAAAATTAAATCAATTAAAAAAATAGATTATAAAGATGAAGTTTTTAATCTTCGAATAAAATCAGAAGATGGCTTAAATCATAATTATATAGCAAATGGACTAAACGTTGCCAATTGCCACAAAATGAAAGCGAACTCAATTAAAACAATTTTACAGAAATGTAAACATACCCACTATACCTTTGGAGTATCAGGAACAATCCCTAAGCCTGGGACACTTGACCGTTTAACATTAATGAGTCAAACAGGACCTGTAGTTTCTGAAGTTGGTACTCGATTCTTAATTGATAAAGGACATATTACTCCAGTAGAAATTAAAGTAATCAAATTAAATTATGCACCTGAAAAAATTAGAGAAGCATTTTTTAAAGCATCTCAATCAGCTGATTCAAAAAGGTTATATAATATTGAAAGAGATTATATTATAGAAAACAAGCAACGTCTTGACTTTGTTTGTAAAACTATATCCACATCTAAAAAGAATTCTCTAGTATTATTTCATAGAGTTGCATATGGTAAAGCACTCTATAATAAATTAAGAGATTTAAATAGAGGGAGAGAAATTTATTATGTCGATGGTTCAACTCCAACAGAAACTAGAGAAGTATATAAGAGAAAAATGGAACAAGGAGATAATGTTATTCTTGTAGCATCATATGGTACTTTTTCCACAGGAGTCTCGATACGTAAGATCTTCTCAATCTTCTTTACAGAATCATATAAATCAGAAGTAATTGTAAGACAAAGTATCGGTAGAGGATTAAGAAAACATCATGAGAAATCAAAATTATTAATCATAGATTTTACAGATGATTTTTCTTTAAAGAGAGACGGAAAGGTCTACTTCAATAATTTCATGATTAGACACATGTACGAAAGGTTAAAAATTTATAAAGATGTAGAACTACCTTACCAAATTAAATCTGTGAATCTTTGATAAATATAAAAATAATCAACAATACTACTTTATGTTTAAGAACTTTGATGAATTTATAGTAGAACGAAATCTTGCAAAGATACAGAAGAATATCAAGATTAAAGTTGTGATAGATGCAACCGTTCATTCTGATGAAAGAAAAAGGAGACATGAAGGAACTGTAATTACAGATTCAGATATTGTTAGTACTGCTGACAAAGCATTACCTAAAATAACTGATGAACTAATATTTGACAAATTAGATATTGGAGCATTCATTCACATTTATAATCCAAAGAACAATTTAAATTTAGTTACAAAGTTAGAAGGCGAAGGCACTAATATGAAACTTGTAATTATAACCGTAATGATTAAAAAAGACTTTAAACCTAAAAAAGGCACGAAGACAGTCATAATTTAAAATTAAAAAGAAACAAATGGCCCTAATTAAAACGTTTACTGAGTGGAAACTATCAAGAGATGAAAATAAAGCTCTTGAAAAGAAAAAAGAAGCGAAGCAAAAGTATACATCAGCAATTTCTGAATTATTAAAAGAATTCGAAGTTGAAGCTGTACATGAATTACCTTCTGAAAAAAGAAAAGATTTCTTTGAGAAATTAGATTCTATGCTTGGTGAAAACCAACAAATAAGAGAAGCATATGAGCTTGCTTATGATACTGAATTTACAGGAACTGTAATAAATGAGTCAACAATCATTGAAGAAAATAAACTCTTGAAACAAGATAAACTTTCTTCAGAAGAGTATCAAAAAGCTAAAAAGCTTAAAGGATTTAATCCAGATAACTATACATTTGATGGCGATCAGTCGCTTTATGTGAAGAAAGCAAATGAAGCTGAAGATGTTGATACGAAAGTAGCAAAAGATGTTATCAAGAAAACTGGTAAAAATCCAGAAACAGATGATATTAAAAAAGACAAAAAAGCTGCAGACGCTGATGAGAAGGTTGCAAAAACTGTAACTGAAGAAAAAGAGAAAAAAGAGTGTCCTAAATGCGAAGGCGAAGGCTGTGACCATTGTGACGGAAAAGGATATCACATGGTAGGTGAATCGAAAGATAAAGATCTACAAAGAGATGTGGTTTTATTTGTTATTAACAATGGGCCTGCTTACAAAGCTGCAATCGCTGCTGGTAAAAAAGGAAAAATGGAAAGCAAAGTACCTTCATTCTTTGAAATGTATAAAAAGGAAAACGGAGTTAATTCTGTAAAAATTGATAAAGACGATATTAAGAAAATCGCTGCTGAATTAATGGTACGACTTGAAGAAGAAATCAATGAGTCTAATATTGATACATCTGACTGGGATCTTGATGCATTAAAAGATTATTATGCAAGAGAATTTTTAGAGTCTAACTCTGATTCTGAATTAGTTGATATTTTCTTAAAAGCTGAATTAAACGAAAATGTTTCTGAATCTAATAGAAACGTTTTAAGAAACATATTATTAACTTTCGAATCTGTAAAATCTATTACTGATGTATTAGTTGATACAGATGGAACTGCTGAAATTATTTTAGCGAATGAAGTTTCATTAACACTTGAAAATTCAAACGATAACTTTTGGTTATCAAATGAAGAAGGTGAAAATGTAGTTGCAACAAATGAAGGCTCTGAATTCTTGAAAGAACTTTACACTCTATTTGGTAAGGTACTTATTATGAATGAGGCTGAAATCAAACCTAATCCTAAAATGTCACCAGCATCTAAAAAGATTTATAATGATGTTTCAAAAGCAATTAAAGCTCCAGAGTTTGATGAAGGAGATAAAAAATCAGATGACAAACAAAAACACAGTGGTGATAAAAAATCTGAAAAGGATTTAATTGGAGAAGGGAAATACGAAGAATCAAAAGATGAAGAAATTTCTGAAATGTATAAAGGTTTAAAAGAAACTGAGAAATACAAAGGAATGGAAGAATCTGCTGTTAAAAACGTTGCAGAAATGATGTACGAAATGAAGTACGGAATGATGGAAGCTGGAGTTGAAGACGTTAAAGAAATGTATGAATCTTCTTGCAATGAAGGTAAATACGGCGAAAGCAAAATGGAAGGTTATGTTGATGTTAAAGAAAAGGAAGACATCGATGAAGGAAAAGAAGAAAAGCAATATGAAGTTTCTGGTCATATCGATGTAGATGGAGACGGTAAAGCTGATCTTGATGCATCTGAAATGAAGCATGATAAAATTGCTGAAAAAATTGTTGAGATGATGAAAAAATCTGAGTCAACAGAAGAAGTTACTGCTGAATCTTTAATTAAAGATTTCCAATCAGGCAATATGACTTTAGAAGAATTCCAAACAGCAATTGCTGATTTAAAAGAATCAGAAGAAAATGTAACTTTCGAAGCAGTTGAAATTACTGATGAATATTTAGCAGAAGGTAAACTTGACAAAATGATGAAAGATGCCAAGCAAATTGAAAATAATGTTAAGGCTCTTAAAAAGAAAATAAAGAAAGATGATTCTGAAAATGTAAAATCACAACTTGCTGCTGAAGAAGAAAAACTAAGAAGAGTTGCTGCTGCAATTAGAGATGCAAGAGAAAAAGCAAATGAATCAACTGAAATTAATGAAGAAAAAATCAGTAATGAAAAAGAATTCAGAGAATACGGAATGACTATTTTGAAAAAGGCATTTGGTGATGAATTTGAAGAATCAAGAGCGAAAGCTGTTATTGACGGATTAATCAAAAAATACGGAAGTAAAGGTGACTGGGGTGCTGCAGTTGGAGCATTACAATCAGGATTAGATTAAACAATAAACTATGAATTTAAAAGAAATTTTAAAGCAGAAAGGATTTAAATCTGTTTATAAAATTTTATCAAAAGAGGTTTTCATTTTCGAGAAGAGGATGGAAACCCTTTTGTTTGTAAAGTACCTAGGAAAAGATAAATGTATTATTCTCAAAAAGAATAAATCACCTATTACTTTAGTAGATAAGATTTTAAATCCCGATTACAAAAAAGCGGAAGAACATTTTAATTCAATACGCTATCTCAAAAAATTTAAAGGTTACAAGTTCAAAATTGGATTCTCCGAGGATAGACAAGTTCTATATCATGTTAATGATGGAGGGATAAGAACATTTGATAGTGACACTTTAAATGAATATTCGAAAATTTTAAAACTCGACCCAATAGAACCTTTATATAAAGGAACTTTAAACTCGAATCAGAAAAATGAGATAATCCAAAACCATATAGAAGAACCTTCAAATTTAGCAGGTATTTTTACGTCTTCTGAGACAGGCAAAAGAGATTATTATACATTCAATCCTAAAGCAAAGAAAACAATCCCTAAAGATCTTAATGTTATCATAGTTAACCACTTCATGAATTTTATAGATTCTGTTGATACTATTATTAAGTTTGATTCTGATAAGTTAGATAAAAGATATGTACAGTTAATGAACTCATACATTTATCAATATCTTTATAAGAATATAAATAATTTGAAAGGAATTGAGTTTGATACGCCTAATTATAGAATATCCGAAGAATTTATAGATAAACCTATTTTAAGACTATTTGAAGATCATCCAGAGTTTATTGTAGTATATAAAATATTATTGAGTACATTTAATAAAAATATTACCTCTAGAGGGTTATACACGAAAAATGATATTAGTAATATTAAAGAGGTGATAAATAAAATAAATCTAAAAATAAAAGGTTTAGATTTTGCTAATTTAATAAATTAAAATATAAAAAATGTCTAGAGTTACAATAAAGAGAAAGTACACAGAACGTCATCCTCCTAAAAGAGTGAATCAAGCTGCAAGAGTAAGAAATCAAGTAATTGAATTTGTTGCTCGGAACGGTGAGGTTACATATGACCAATTGGCTGCTTTTGTAAAAGAAGTATCAAAAACTCAAAAAGGCGCAAAAGCTTGGTTACGAAAGAAATCAGGTTTATTTAATATAAAAGAAGGTGATGTAGAAAAAAAGGTATCACTTTCTAGAAAAGGAACAAAAATATACGACTCAGTAATGACAACAAACGAATCAGAATTATTTGAAGAAAATGAAGGCGGAAACACATTCTTAACATTTGAAGAATTTTCATCTATGAACAAAGAGAAAAAGGAAGAAGAAGAAGGCGAGGAAGAAGAAGACGGTGAAGAAGACGAAGAAGACGAAAATCCAGAAGATATGAAAAAGGACTCAAAGAAGAAAGCTGAGGACGATGAAGAAGAGGACGAAGAAGAAGAAGACGAAGACAAGAAAAAGCCTAAGAAAGAAAATCCTAAAAAGGATGATAAAGAAGATAAGAAAGATCCTAAAAAGGATGAAGAAGAGGAAGATGAAGAAGAGGAAGAAGAGGAAGAAGACGAAGACTAATTAAATAATTATATTATGAATCAATTTAACGAGATTTCCGAATCAATACAACATGAAGAGGACTTAGAAATATTAGAAGCAAGAGAAGGATTAGATAATGATTTAGAAATGCCTAAATCAGTGAATGAAGCCTCAAATGAACTTTTTTCTGCATTTGTCAAATTTAGACAAATATTAGAGCAGTATGAAGTGGACTCTGAAATAATCAAAGAGTTCAGATCTATTAGAGATCAATTCGAAAAATTAGAAGATAAAATTAGCTTTTAATCTTTCACTTAAATAAAACTTAATTATAACTACTATGTACGAATCATTTAAAGAATTCATAAACACCGATGAAGGTTACGTTTATGTAATTCCAGACAAGTCGAAACAATTTATCTTAAATAAAACTGCTGACGACTTAGCTGCCATGGCTGCTCAATTAAAGATTGACAATGAAGTAAACATGGATGAACTTGAGGATATTTTAAATACTATTAAAAAAGTTAAGAAATCTTTAAAGAAAGTAAAGGAATCAGCGAAAGCAGATTATATTTTAGATGAAGCTTCTAAAATGGAACCTATATCTGATGAAGAACATGAATGGGCTGCTAATTATGCAGAACAGAAATTTAAATCTAAAGGTGGAGAAATGGTTGGAATTGGAGTTGATAAAGATAAAAAACAGATTCACATCGAAGTAAGATTAGATAGTGGTGATGTTAAAGAATTATCAGTCGACTACCCAAAAGAACTTAAATAAAATTTTAACAAATGCCAAGTAAATCAGGAGTTTTTAAAACCAATACAAAAATGTTCCCTTTTCAGGCTGCAATACTTATCCATAATTGGAAAAAGCAAAATGGTACTGTAGTTAAAGATAAAGATCAGGATGACATTGTTGTATATGGCCAAAAGAAAAAAGGTGATAAAGAAGCAGTTTGGAAATATGACTCAATAGATTTAGAGTTGATGCACGACTTAAGTAGTTCAGAATTATTTAAGTTATTAAAAGAACCTAAAGGTGAAAAAGTTAAACCTTTAAAAGAAGCAGCAACTGCAACCGTTGCAAATACTCCAGGAGCAGGGCCTATTAATTTTCCAGGAGATCCAGGCTCACAAACTGATTTTGCAGAACAAGAAGCAGGATCAGGTGATCTACCTTCAGATAAGAAGAAAAAGAAGCTCAATGTTTATATCGATTTACCAGCATTAACCTTTCAAAATTTTGAGAGTTTTAAAGAAAAAGAATAATATGAATCTAACAGAAAAATATTTAGGATTAGAATTAACAGAACAAGAAACATGGAGATCTTTTTTTGAAGGTCTCATATTTGAAAGTTATTCAGAATCTATTTCAGAAAATTTTGAGATATTAGAATCAGATGTTATAAAAGAAACTCAATTTTATATCCTTAAAAAAGAAAAACATCAGTTTGAATCTGATGAAGCATTTTATATGGAATCTGCTTATTCTGTTGTAGATGGTTCTTATATTGGAGATAAAACGATGGCAAAATTTTTAGAGAAAAAAGAAATCATAGCACAAGCAATCGATGAATCTCATAAAGTTGCTTCAATTGGATTCTCTGAAAAAACTCAAGAATGGTTCGGCTGGAGTCATAGAGCAATTTATGGTTTTAAAGAAGGAATGGAAATTAAAAAAGGTAGCTTAGCTTATATGCCAAAGAATGAAAAAGACTTCATGGATGAAATGATAAGGTTTTTTACTGAAGATATTGAAGTAGTAATTGTTACTAAAACAGAATTAGATGTAAAAGATCCTAATGGTGACTTTCAAGGAACCGGAATCTTTTTTGAATACGAATACCCTAATATTAATAATGAAATTATTAGAAGTACTCATTTTGCCCCCTATCCTGAAACTTTTGGTAAAGGTGAGTATACAATTGAAAATAAAGAACAAGCAAAAGAAACAGCAATTAACTTTGCAAATTCAGTAGCATAACCCTTTTTATTTCGAATAGTTTAAAGGAGGAATCCTGTGCTGTAATGGTGCAGGATTTTTTTTTTGCAAAAAAAGTAAAAAAAAAGTAGAAAAAAATTTGTTATTCCCGATTAATTTTCGTATATTGTATATGTAAACAAACAACAAAATAATGACAACTGACGAAATTAAAAAAATTGACAAAGAACTTAAAAATCTTATTAAATTAAGATTAGATTTAGAAGACAAGTTGGAAAATGAACAATTTCAAATTCTTCAACCATTATTTTCAAAACTTGTTTCTGATTTAGAAAAATTAGAATTTGTTGATAAAATTCTTATTAAAAAGAAAAAAGGAACAAAATTAATTTCACATCTTAAAATGGTTTTTTCCAAAGAGTTTTATGGAAGAACAGTTACAAAAGAAATACGACAATTAACAGATTTCGCTATTAATATCGATTCTTTTAAAAGAAATTCGCATCTTGAAATTCATTCTGCTAATGTTAGATTTTCCAAAAAGGAAATTGTTAAACAAACTAATTTAAATTGTAAAGTGACTGATTCAGTAATTACAGAATTAAATTCTTTAACATATAATCGCTAAATTATTTGCTTATCCCAATTAATTTTCGTATATTGTATTATAATAAAACATTAAACAACAAACGTTATGGACTCAAAAATTAAATATACTCTCGAAAATATAATCAAAAATGTAAATGAAGATTTAATCAATGTTGTCTTCTTAGATGCCGGTACTCGCTATTTCAATAGATTACACGAATGGAAAGGATCGAAATCATTTTCAGTAACATTTGAAGGAGAATCTTATATCTTTGAATATAATGACGACTATTTCAGAGTTACTAAAGGTGACCATGTTAATCTTGATGAAAAAGAAAAAACATTTAAATTCACATTCAGAGAGGATAAAGATGACAATGATCCAGTTATTATCACTGACAAAGGATATAAGTTAATTGATGTTTATAATGAATTAGCAAAAGCTGGGTGGGAAATGGAAAAAGCAACAATTGAAGAAGTGAAATCATGAGCAATTCAGATCGACAAAAATCAGATTACCAATATGCATGCGACAGCTTCCAATCCTTTTACGGAAGGACGCCTGACATGAGTAAAGACTATGATAAATTCATCATGAAAGAATTTCAGTCGAATATTCGCTCAAATAGAAAAAGAAGAGGATAATAAATAAATTACTATGGAAATTATAATTGTAAGATATGACGACTGGGAAGGTCTTTATATTGAAAATGAATTAAAAAAGGAAGGTCACTCAATTGGAGTTGTTGAAGCAATAGATATTTTAATTGAAGAGCAAAATCCTGAATCTCCTTTTCTGAAAAGTCCAACTGTATTTCATATAGAAGATGCATCTGTAATAGAAAAGTTTGGATGGAGATGCGCAGATAAATTTTCTGATTATTCAGAAGAATATTTAACATAAAAAGTAAAAATTAACAAATGATCTCATTTTTTGAAATAAAAGCAACAGTACAGTTTGATCCGCAAAACTATACAAAGAAACATGAAAATCAATCTTCATGGAAAAAGTCTGTATTAGCAAATATTGATGGTGACTTACATGAGTATTATGCTTGGTTCATTAAAAAGAGATATAACTTGGAATTACTTCCACCTCTTAGAAAATCTCATATGACTATTGTCAATGATAAATTTACAGACGGTAGGATATGGGATAAAGTAAAAAAGAAATGGGATGGAAGAGAAATCACTCTTAAATTTGATGTTAACTCAAGAACTAATGGAGAACATTGGTGGTTGAGATCAGATTCAATTGAAGCACAAGAATTGAGAAAGGACTTAGGGTTACCACCTTCACCTTTTTATAAATATCATATAACAATTGGATTAACTAATTCTAAGACAAGATTTCATTCTGATTATATACACAGACTAACTGACATGTTCCCAGAGCAACATGGTGCAGATACTTTGCCATCTTGGAGATAAATCAGTAATTTAGTCATAATAATATTTTCGGCATAAGATTTGATCTATTTTTGTAAATATTTAAAACAAAACCAAAAAACTATGTTAAACTTATTATTTAATGATTTACACAAAATTCATTCTATGAACAATTTAAATTTTAAAGAATTGGAGAGATTCTCAGCACCTAAAAGATATTTAATATCTGCAGAAGTTTTTAAAAATGAAGATGACTTTACTGTTCAATTCCCGCTTGCGGGATATACAAAAGATCAATTGAGTATTGAATTTGAAAAAGGATTTCTTACAGTTTCTGCTGAAATCGATGAAGAAACTAAATTTGTTTCAACATTCTCTGAGACAATATACGTTTCAGACAACATTGACTCGGATAAGATCACCGCCGCAATGGAGAACGGAATCTTAGATGTAGTAATGCCAATTGAAAAAAGTAAGAAAGTAAAACGAATTAAACTAAGTTAATATTTCCTTTAATTAACTGTTATGTAAATCCCATGATTAACTTTGTGGGATTTTTTTTTTGGCTTAAACTTAGTTCAATTACTTATATATAATTTTCAAATTAATATTAAACATTAAAAAAAATAAATGAACTACGCAAAAGTTAGAACAGTACGAAGTCCTCAAAGAGGCACAAAACTTTCTGCAGGTATAGATTTCTTTGTACCTCAAAGAATTACAAAAGAATCTGATGTACATGGTCAAATAAATCATGATGAATTTGATTCTAAATTCTTATCTGATCTTATTGAAAAGAATCCGCACCTAGCAGAGGTTGGTAGGATATCTGAAAATGATATTTTAATAGCTCCTCAAGAATCTGTAATGATTCCATCAGGTATCCATGTAAATTTAGAACAAGTACTTGATGTAGCGTGGGAAGGTGAATGTCCTTCAGGACCTATTAATATTGCAAGAAGTAGAGAAATGTTCGGTGCTCCATTGGGTTTGATGTTAACTGCACATAATAAATCTGGGGTTGGAACCAAGAAAAGATTTGACAGATTAGCAGAAGTTGTTGATGAAGATTACCAAGGAGAACTTCATATTTCAGTTATTAATGCTGGAAATGAAATTCAAAGAATAAACCCAGGAGATAAATTAATTCAGTTTATTTTAGAACCCATTTTGTTATCAATGCCCAATGAAGTAGAATTTGATTCATTATATACTAATGACTCAGAAAGAGGTCAAGGAGGATTCGGGTCAACTGGAGCATAAAACTTAGTTTTCGTTAAAAAAAACTATGAAGATATTTAAGTATAGTAAATTCAAATTTGGGGACAACATGTATCCCAATTTATTTTGTTTGAAAAGAAAAATTGGTTTTCAATTATTTTCTTTTATTTCCATAAATCTGATAACAAACAAGATAGATTCCATACATATGCATTTGATGCTTGGTCCTTTAGAATATTTGGAAATTACATTGAAGAAAAATTAACTGATTTAAAAGTTAGAAAATCAAAAGACTCGAATGAATCCCGAACTGTTGATTTTATAATGAAATTCCCAAGAAATTTAGATAGATGGATTTTTATTCCTAAGAACACTTACCACCGAATTACAAAAAGTGAAGGTTGCTTAACTCTTTTATTATCTGGGAAATGGGATGAAACTTGGAATGAATATTTTCCTGAAGAAAAGAAAACTATTACATATTCCCATAATAGAATTATTAAACAAGAAACTAAAAATATATGATAATAGACATTGAACAGAATTCGAGAAAACAACTTTTAGTAGTTTCTCATTATGATGAAAATGGAAAGGTTAAACTTAAAAAAATTAATATACCTGATTCACAGCTTTATTCTTGGAGAGAATGTAAAGATACAGATGATAATGCGCATCCAAAAATAAAAGCATGGAATGGTAAATCCGTTAAGAAATCTCCAACTAAAACTTTAACAAAACATAGAATTTATGAGTTTATGGCTGACTTGCCAAAAGAGGAAACTGATGAACTTTATGCTTTAAATTACCCATCTGTAGGATTTCTTGATATTGAGGTTTTAACTCCTGAGGAAGGTGTTAAATCTTTCGATGAATGGTGCCAAACAACTCAGAACCCAATTGTAACTATTTCAGTGGTTAACCAAAGAGGTAAAGCAATTGTAATGGGATTGAAAGATCTTTCGATTAGAGAACAAGGTGAGATCCAAATGAATGTTAATAAGGAATTTTCAAAAATAGATTATGAATGTCAGTTTCAGTATTTGAAATTCAAAAATGAAATGGAAATGCTTCATACTTTCTTTATGAAGATTGTTCCTTCATTTGGATTATTGACAGGATGGAATGTAGTTAAATTTGACTGGACATATTTAAAAAACAGATATATTAAACTAGGTGGAAACCCTGCTGATGCATCACCAACAAAATCTATGGATTACAAAGAGAAATTCCCTTCTCACGTTGCAATCATTGACTATGCTTCAATCTTTTCAAAGCATGATAGATCGATAAAGGTAAAAGAAAATAATACATTAGACTTCGTCTCAAAGGAGATTTTAGGTATCAATAAAGTTTATCACTCAGAATCATTGAATGAACTATATGAGAAGGATTTCAAACGATATGTTTGGTATAATGTTGTAGATAGTATTCTTGTTCATCAAATAGACGAAAGAACAAAGATACTTGAACTTCTATTTACAATATCAAACTTATGTAGGATTTCAATTTACCAAGCGGATATGCCTACAATCATTGGAGATGCTTTATTATCTCAAGGATATAAAAAAGAAAATAAGGTAATTACCAAAGGTTTCAAAAAACCTAAGGAAAGAGAGTCATATGAAGGTGCTTATGTTAAAGCTCCAATCCCTGGATATTATGAATGGGTGTCAGCATTCGATTTTGCTTCGCTATATCCAACTACTATGAGACAATTTAATATCTCACCTGAAGCGTTTATTGAAAAACTTCCACATGGCTACCCAGACATGGTTTGGAATAAAATGTCAAATGAAGAGCAAAAGAAAGTTTGGGCAGAGATTGCTGCAAAAAATAGAGATGGAAATGAAGATAAAATATACTGTGATAATGGTGTAGTTTATCATAAAAAGGATTCTACATTGAAAGAAATTCTTACTAATCTTTATAATCAAAGAAAGGTTTATAAGAAAAAAATGCTCCAACGTAAATTAGAAATATCCGAACTAGAAAAAGAAATAAAAGAATTAGAAAAAACTTTATAATATAGTGTATAGTAACTTCCAATATTCAAATTGGATCTGATAAATATTCTACAAATTCACTTAGAAATTTCATTATTTTAAACTTTTAAAATCCGGACGATTTTAATTAGGTGAATTTTTGTCTTTAAAGAAAGTTAAACCAAAAACAAAAACAAACAAATTATATGAGTATACTTGATGAGTTATCCATAAAAGGAATTACCAATCATGATGAGTCGAAAATAGGTAAACAGTTATTATCAGAATTTAAGTTCTATTCTGGTAACTATTCAAAATATTTGCACGATTTAGGTAGATATGAATCATGGAATGAAGCCATTTCCGATAGAGTAATGGGAATGCATAAAATAAAATTTAAAAATAAACTTAATGAATTAGATCCTTATTTAAAAGAAGTTGAAGAAGCTTATTTAAATAAATTATTATTAGGATCTCAAAGAGCACTTCAATTTGGATTTGCAGATGAAAATCAAGGTATACTCAAACATAATTCTAAGATGTATAATTGTCTTAGTTCATATGCCGATAGACCTCAATTTTTTCAGGAAGCAATGTATTGGTTATTATCAGGTTGTGGAATCGGATTTAGAATATTCCAGAAAGATGTTGATAATTACAAGTATGTTAGTACAAGAAGCAATGGTGTTAAAACTTATGTAATAGAAGATTCTATTGAAGGTTGGTCTGATGCAGTTGGTGTATTAATGAGTTCGTTTTTTGATACAAGTAATATATTAAATAATCAAGTTACTTTTAAAGAGTATCAAGGCTATAGAGTAGATTTTGATTATAGTAAAATTAGAAAAAAAGGCGCATTAATTAGTGGAGGTTTTAAAGCTCCAGGCCCAGATGGATTAAAAGCAAGTTTAGAGAAAATAACTCTATTAATTGAAAAAGCAATTGAGCAAAGAGGGTTTCTAGAAACTATAGATTCATATGATATTATGATGCATATGTCTGATGCTGTTTTATCTGGTGGCGTTAGAAGATCTGCTTCTATATGCTTATTTCATAAGTCTGATAAATTAATGCTTAATGCAAAAACTGGAAATTGGTTTACAGAAAATCCACAAAGAGCAAGGTCTAATAATTCAGTTTTATTATTAAGAAAAGATACTTCTGAACAAGAATTTAATGAATTATTTGAAAGTATTAAAGAATGGGGTGAGCCCGGGTTCGTATGGACTGACAGTTATGATATTACTTATAACCCATGTGTAGAAATAGGAAAATTCCCTCAAACAATAATGGGCGTATCTGGATGGCAAGGTTGTAACTTGACTGAAGGTAATGGTGCTTTATGTGATACAAAAGAGAAATTCTTAGCGATGTGCCGTGCTTCTGCAATTATAGGTACTATGCAAGCAGCATATACTGATTTTGATTATGTTGATAAAACTAGTCCTGCTAAAGAAATATTTGAATTAGAATCTTTATTAGGTTGTTCAATTACCGGTTTTACTGCTAACCCAGATATTTTATTTGATCCTGAAATCTTAGAAGAAGGTGCAGCTGTATTGAAACAAGTAAATGCTGAGGTTGCTGCAATATTAGGAATCAATCCTGCAGCAAGAATTGGTTGTGTTAAACCGTCAGGCAATGCATCTGTTTTATTAATGACTCCATCTGGAATTCATGGTGAACATTCAAAATTACATTTCAGAAATGTACAAGTGAATAAGGATGAAGATTTAGGTAAATTCTTAATGGAACAAAATCCTGCAATGTTTGAAGAATCAGTATGGTCAAGTAATGGTACTGATTATGTAGCATCTTTCCCTATTGAAAATGACGATGATTATCTATTTAAAGATGATTTATTAGGTGTTGATTTATTAGAGAAAGTTAAATTAGTACAGAAACACTGGGTTGAAGCATCTACTAACCATGAGTTATGTATCCATCCGGCAATTAGACATAATGTATCAAATACTATTAATGTTGTAGACTGGGATGAAACTAGAGATTACATTTATGAAAATAGAGAATGGTTCGCTGGTGTTAGTTTACTTGCAAATGCAGGTGATAAAGATTATGCTCAAGCACCTTTCACATCTGTAAAAACTTCTCAAGAAATATTAGAACATTATGGAGAATCTTCAATGTTTGCAAGTGGTTTAATAGTTGATGCTTTACATGCATTTAATCAAAATTTATGGGGTGCTTGTGATGCTGTTATGTATAATACACCTTTTGAAGAAAATTCAGATACAGTATTAAAGAAAGACTGGGTAAGAAGATTTAAGAAATTTGCAAACAATTACCATGATGGTGATTATAAGAGAACTTCTTATTTACTTAAAGATGTATATCTTCACCATAAATGGGTTAAAGTTAATGCTAAAATTCAACCTATTGATTGGTTAAACTTAGACGTCAAACCTAGTTATACAGATGTTAGTATAACTGCAGCCATGGCTTGTTCAGGCGGTGCATGTGAAATAGCTTGGTAATGGATTTATCTAAAGAAGATTACTATATGGTGGATGGTAAATTAGTTTTTACCTCCACTTATCATAAAAAAAGAGGATATTGCTGCAACAATGGTTGTAAACATTGTCCGTATAAAAAGAAAAAGAAAAAGAAATGAATACTTATTTAGGAACAGAATGTTGGATTTATAGTTTATACATTGAACAATTATCTGCACGTTAAAATTTAGAACCTTAATGGTTCTATTTTTTTCTTTAAACTAATCACAACTCAACTCATATAATTATATGGCAAAAAAGAAAGAAAAAGCTTGGCACCCTACAGCGACTGGCCCTATGCAGTTTATGAAGATCTTGAATATCGAATGGCATTGCCCTACAAAATCTAAAACCAAACTATACGATATTAACGTATTAGAAGAAATCAATACTGGAGAAATTCTCTTAAATATTTACGAAAGAGGAAATCCTGTTATTATTGGTACAAAAATGGTAGGTAGGAATGTTGGTATTTCTACCTTGCATAAAGAAATTAGACAAAGTTTCAAAGCATGGTTAAATGAAGAACAAGATATCTTTGAATTTAAACATTTAGGTGATGCAAAGGTAAAATACCCTAAAATACAAGAAGGTGCTG